TTCCATCTCCTTCATTTCCTTCAACAGAAGAACCTGAAGCATCTACATTTACTACGATATTTGTTGAGCCACCAAGATCAGAATTGGGAACTATACGGCCACCTGTATTTGGTACGAACATTTCTGCACCACGTTCTCCAACCATATAACTTTTTCCTGCACTTACTACACCACCATTTGCTCTGAAAAATCCACCAACTCCAGGTAAAGAGCCAAGAAAAGCATTTACACCAAACCTAATTAATGATCTTTGTATCTCTCCAAATACACTACGAGCAACATCTCCAAGAGTCTTAGTACCATTTATTGCACCTTCTATCGCATCAACTAAACCTGTTTCTACTGTTGATGCAATACTTGAATATAAAGCGTCTATTTTTGCTTGTGCCTGTCTCAACTTATCAGCTTCTATAATTCTGTCTTTATCAGTTTTAAGTAATTCTTTATTTGTTTTTAATTGTTCTTGTAAACTAAATTTTCTGATTTCTAAAAGCATTATTTTGTCATTATATGTCTCTGAAGATGCTTTTTCCGCTTCAAGAATTTGAGTAACCGAATCTAATTCATTTTGAAGTCCTGTTTCTACATTTTTAGCTGACATCTCAAATAGTGCTACTTGTTTAGCTAATGCAGGATTTAATCCACTTCGTCTAAGTTCTAATATTTTTTGTTCCATTTCAAACTGTGCAAAAGTAGTTGCTTTTAATTGCTGATGTTGTACTCCTATTTCTTTATCTATTCTCATTCCTGCTTCTTTTTCTGCTCGTATTTTTATATTACTTTCTAAAATTCTTCTATCTAGCTCTAATCTCTTTGCTTCGGCTCTACCTTGTTCGGTCATAAGGAAGTTAGTTTCAAAACCATCTACTGTTACATTTCTATCTAAATTTGCTTCTGCTTGTCTATTTTGAGCTAACGCTTGTACTAAAGGATTATCACTTCCTAATTGTGATTTCGCAATAGCTAAATCTCCTCCTGCACGTTGAAACACTTTGTTTAAAATATCAGCCAACCCTGCTTGAATTTTTAGGAACGAAGCAGCCATTCCTCCTGTTATTAACTTCATCGTTTCAGCAAATTCTCTTAATGCTCTTACACCATCATTGCCAACAACTTTTGCTGTTTCTTTTGTAATTTCAGCTAATGCAGCTTGTTTTCCTTCTAGTTGTTCTATTAATTTTATTTCTGCTGCTCTAGAACTATTTATAATTTTTAATTTTTCAATACTTTGATCTATATTTGCATTAGCAGGACTAAGAGCCTCTCCCAACTCGACCATGCCATCTCTGAGATTAGTGACCATTTGCAATCCTGCGGTTGCAACAAGACCCCCTGCAAAGCCTCCCATCTGACCACCAACTTTTGTTCCTAAAAAGCCACCAGCAAAACCAGCAGCACCTCCAGCCAATCCTTGTCCAAACAATAAAGGAAACGCACCAGAAATTGCTCCACTTGTAAATGCTGCTTTATTGCTTCTGTTATTAAATTTATCTAATCTAGTTGCTTGAGCCTGTACTTTATTATTTCTAATCTGTGCTTTGGTATTTTTTATTATCTGAGTTGTTTCTCGACCTATTGCTTGAGATTGTTTATTTGATGCTGCTAATGCTAATTTATGTTCTTTAGTACCAATTTTTAAACCATTTGCATATTCTTCTAAAGCGTCTGCTGCTGCTATTTGTTGGTTAGCAGTTTTACCGAAAGCTCCTGTAGATTTATTGACAGCTTGAACAAGACTGTCCATATCTTGTCTGTATTTTTTAATCTCTCTACGAAAACTTTTTCCTGCTTTACCCCCAACATTACGAGGGTTCATTATATCTATTCCACGAATCTTATCTATACTTGCAGATAATTCTTTTACTTTTGTCTTTAACCTATCAAGACCAGACTGCCCTTTTACTCTTAAATTTATATTTACACCGTAATCGGCCACAGCAAAAATAAAACTTTATTTTAGTGTACCGCTTTTAGCGTTTTCTTGCTCGTGATTTATTCTTTGCATCTTCGTAAGCCTTTTCT